CAGAGAACTCTAGAAGAAGTGGGTTGGTACGGATCCACCCCACTGGTTCGGGGACATTCCTCAGTACCCTGTTGGAGGAGGACGCCAGCTCATTAGGAAAGGGTGATGCCGACTTGGGGATAATGAGAACCCGCCTCAGTGTGAGTATACGATTATGTCATTGGACGCGGCACAAGAATCTCATAACAGGGCTGACTATAATGCAGTTACCTATTGGGGCATATTCTATAATGAAGAGACCAATCAGAATAATATAATCTTACTCAATGCGTGGAAAGAACGTATGGAGTTCCCAGAGCTTAAACGCAAGATGATAGCGGAGTATAAAGAGTGGGAACCTGATACGTTCCTAGTGGAAAAGAAATCAAACGGTGCCGCGCTCTATCAAGAGCTACGTTCAATGGGCATGCCTGTTTCTGAATTCACACCAGTAAAAGATAAGATAACACGGGTTAACTCTATTACAGACTTGTTTGCATCAGGGATGGTCTGGGCGGCAACTGATAGACGATGGGCACAAGAAGTAATCCAAGAGTGCGCAGATTTTCCAGTAGGTACCCATGATGACTTTGTGGATAGTTGTTCACAAGCATTGATTCGTTTTAGAAAAGGCGGCTTTATCAAGTTGCCTAGCGATGAAAGAGATGATGATGTATTATATCGGTACCAACGAAAAGCAGCCTATTACTAAGGAATAACCATGGCAATTGAGAAAAGTTTATACGAAGCCCCGCAAGGCATACTACCTGACGACCTAAATATGGGTGCAATTGAAATTGAGATTGAAGACCCAGAGGCGGTTAATATCCATATGGATGGACTGGACATTAGTCTAGAACCTGAAGACCCAATGGAGGATGAGTTCAATGACAACTTAGCGGAGTATATGGACGAACGTGCGTTAGCTACGCTTGCCTCTGAGCTTACTTCTGATTATGAAGACGACGTTAGTTCACGTAAAGATTGGATGCAGACCTACGTAGATGGTCTTGAGTTACTAGGGATGAAGATTGAAGAACGTAGCGAGCCATGGGAGGGAGCATGCGGTGTATACCACCCACTACTTTCTGAAGCGTTAGTTAAGTTCCAAGCAGAAACGATGATGTCTATGTTCCCAGCAGCGGGTCCAGTCAAGACACAGATTATCGGTAAAGAAACACAGGATAAGAAAGAATCAGCAACACGCGTCCAAGACGATATGAACTATCAATTAATGGATGTGATGAAAGAGTATCGACCAGAGCACGAACGCATGCTGTGGGGTCTAGGATTAAGCGGTAACGCATTTAAAAAGGTTTACTTCGACCCACACCTAGACCGTCAGGTGTCTATTTTCATTCCAGCTGAAGATATGGTTGTACCATACGGTGCGTCAAACCTTGAGTCAGCAGAGCGTGTAACACACGTAATGCGTAAAACAGAGAACGAACTACGTCGCTTACAAGTGGCTGGGTTTTACTTAGATGTAGATTTAGGTGAGCCAGCAAACGTGCTAGATGAAGTAGAGAAGAAGATTGCTGAGAAGATGGGCTTCCGTGCATCATCGGATGACCGCTATAAACTATTAGAAATGCATGTAGATTTAGATTTATCAGGGTACGAAGATGAAGACGATACTGGTGAACATACAGGCATTGCACTACCATACGTTGTTACACTTGAGAAAGGTAGCAATACAATTTTGGCTATTCGCCGCAACTGGGACCCTAAAGATGACACAAGACAAAAACGACAACACTTCGTTCACTACGGTTATGTACCAGGCTTTGGCTTTTATTATTTTGGGCTCATCCATTTGGTTGGTGCTTTCGCTAAGTCTGGCACTAGCCTCATACGTCAGCTCGTTGATGCAGGGACACTCGCTAATCTCCCTGGTGGTTTCAAAACTCGCGGGTTAAGAGTTAAAGGCGATGACACTCCAATTGCTCCAGGCGAGTTCCGTGATGTAGACGTACCGTCAGGCACTATGCGTGACAACATTATGCCACTACCATATAAAGAGCCATCACAAGTTCTTATGGCGTTACTTGGTCAAATCGTTGATGAAGGTCGTCGCTTTGCTAATACAGCGGATTTACAAATCTCTGATATGTCTGCGAATAGCCCTGTTGGGACTACACTGGCAATTCTTGAACGTACATTAAAAGTAATGAGTGCTGTACAAGCGCGTATCCACTACTCAATGAAACAAGAGTTAGGTCTGTTAAAAGACATCATTGCTGCCTATACGCCAGAAGAGTATAACTATGAGCCGTCAGAAGGTGACCGTAGAGCTAAGAAGGCTGACTATGATAATGTAACAGTTATCCCCGTATCAGACCCTAATGCCTCAACAATGGCACAGAAGATTGTTCAGTACCAAGCGGTTATGCAGTTAGCCCAGCAAGCGCCTCAGATTTACAACATGCCACTACTACATCGTCAAATGTTAGATGTAATGGGGATAAAGGAAGCGTCTAAGCTAGTGCCGATGAATGATGACATGAAGGCGACTGACCCTGTTACAGAGAATCAAAACATGCTAATGATGAAACCAGTCAAGGCGTTCCTAACGCAAGACCATCAAGCTCACATTACTGTTCATCAAGCAGCACTTCAAGACCCTAAGATTCAACAAATGCTACAAGGTAACCCGATGGCGCAGCAACTTCAACAGGCTATGATGGCGCATATGAACGAACACTTAGGCTTTGAGTACCGTAAACAGATTGAACAACAACTTGGAATGCAGTTGCCACCACAGAAAGATGAGATGGGTGAAGATATGCATATGGACCCACAAGTGGAAGCACAGTTATCATCAATGCTGGCTCAAGCGGCTCAACAGTTACTACAACAGAACCAAGCTCAAGCGGCGCAACAAGCTGCTCAACAAGCGCAACAAGACCCAATGGTGCAGATGCAGCAACAAGAGCTACAGCTTAAGATGGGTGAGTTAGAACGTAAGAAACAAAAAGACCTAACTGATGCTGCATTGAAAGAGCAACAAATCAAGAATGATATGCTGAAGACAGCGGTAAGTATAAGCACTCAGAAAGAACAGCATAAAATAGATAAAGGTGTGGAAGTATTGAAACAACTATCAACACAGAATCACAAAGACAGACAACTACAAAATAAACCGACAAAAGGTGAATAAACATGGATTCAAACTTATTTGATGTTCTTTTAACAGAGTACAGAGACCGTATCAACATGCTTACAGAAGCTATGGCGAGAGGTAACTGCGCTTCATTTGAAGAGTACAAGTACACGAGTGGTCAGCTACGAGGTCTCGAAGCTGCTTGTGCAATAGTTGCAGACCTCAAAAAACGATTGGAAAACGCAGATGACGAGTAACATAAATTTAGCACAAGCACTAGATTTATCTAAATTAGCTGAACAAGCTAAGAAAGACGCGCAAGAGGAAGCAGAGGTACGAGCAATCGTAGGCGATGCAACTGATGTAGAAAAAGCAGCTCAACTACCAAGACCTTCTGGGTACCATATTCTTTGTGCAATCCCTGAAAAGGAAAAAGAGTATGACAGCGGTCTGTTTAAGGCAGATGAGACAATTAAGATGGAAGAAACTATGACTACAGTTTTATTTGTAGTTGCTTTAGGCCCTGATTGCTATAAGGATGAAAAACGATTCCCTAGTGGTCCATGGTGTAAAGAAGGTGACTTTATTTTAGTACGCCCACACTCTGGTAGCCGATTGGTTATTCATGGTCGTGAATTTAGATTAATAAACGATGACACTGTCGAGGCTGTAGTTGATGAGCCACGCGGTATTATTCGCAAATAAGGAGGACAAGATGCCTGAATTTGAAAATGAAGAATATACGTTTCCCGATGAGCAAGAAAAGAAGGTAGCACCAGAATCTGAGATTGAGTTTGAAATTGAAGATGATACACCTGAAGAAGACCGCAATCGTGAACCTATGCCAAAGGCTATCGTAGATGAGTTAGAGCAAGACGACTTATCTAAATACGATGATGCTACTAAGCAAAAACTAAAACAAATGCGTAAAGTTTGGCATGACGAGCGTCGCGCTAAAGAGTCTGCATACAGGGAGCAACACGAAGCTGTTGAACTTGCTCGACGTGTGCTAGAGGAAAACAAACGTATTAAATCCATGCTTGCCACTGGCGAGAAGGAGTATGTATCGTCTATCCAGACTACAGCTAATTTAGAGCTTGAAATGGCTAAACGTGCATACAAAGATGCATATGATAATGGGGACAGTGACCGACTAGTTGAAGCACAAGAAGCGATGCAAAATGCAAGTATTAAGATTGCACAAGCTAAGAGCTTTAAGCTACCCCCTTTACAAGATGGTGAATATGATGTAAAAAGTAATCAAGAACAGTATCAGCAACCAGCGGCACCCGCCCCTGACGCACGAGCACAATCATGGCGAGACAAAAATGATTGGTTTGGAGCAGATGAGGAAATGACCGCAACAGCGTTAGGTCTACACGAAAAACTAAAACGTAATGGTGTTGTTGTTGGTTCTGATGACTATTATTCCACATTGGACAAAACGATGCGGAAGAGATTTTCAGAGTATTTTGAGGATTCGGAGCCAGAGGATTCACGAGGTAAAAATGAAAGTACTCCTACAAAATTGAGTACAGTAGTTGCTCCCGCTACGCGTAGTACATCTTCAAACAAGATAAAACTATCAGTGCGACAAGTAGCCCTAGCTAAAAAACTAGGATTGACTAATGAGCAATACGCCCTTGCAATGAAAAAACTGGAGATTTAAAATGACCGATACAAGAACACCTCGTACTATTGACACTCGCGTAACCGCAGAGCGTCCAAAACAGTGGCAACAACCAGAGTTATTGCCAGAACCCGATAAACAAGAAGGTTATGCTTATCGCTGGATTCGTGTTTCAACTTTAAACAGTGCTGACCCACGTAACTTATCTGCCAAACTCAGAGAAGGTTGGGAAGCAGTAAAGAGTGAAGAACAACCACAACTAGCAATGTTAGCTGACCCTAATAGTAGGTTTAAAGATAACATCGAAGTTGGTGGACTATTACTATGTAAGACTCCAAAAGAATTTGTAGAACAACGGAATGCACATTTCGACCAACTATCAAAATCTCAAACCGAGTCTGTAGACAATAACATCATGCGTCAAAGCGATGCCCGTATGCCTATGTTCTCTGAGCGTAAGTCTACAACTAGCTTTGGCAAAGGTAATTAATTTAATTAAGGAGTATTTTTATGGCATATCCTGTCGTAGCAGCACCTTATGGGCTAAAACCCATAAACCTTATTGGAGGTCAGGTATTTGCAGGTTCTACCCGCATGTACCCAATCCAGTACGCTTATTCAACCGATATTTTTTATGGCGATTTTGTTGTTTTATCTCGTGGTAACATAACACGCGCCTCAGTATCTACTGGTACAACTTTGAACCAGACTGTAGGTATTTTCTTAGGCTGTACTTTCACCAATCCTGTTACCAAGCAGAAACAGTTTAGCCAATATTGGCCTGCTAGCACTACTGCTGGTGACTGCCAAGCTTATGTATTAGACGACCCAGATGCAGTATTTGAAGCGGTTGTTTGTTCTTCTGGTACTACTATCGCTTCTGGCGCTTTGGCAATGGTTGGTTGTAATGTATCAGCAATCAACAACACTGGTAGCACAAACACTGGTAATTCAGCAAATGCTATTTTGGCACCTTCTGCCACACCAGTAACCACAACGCTACCTTTACGTGTAGTTGGTGTTGTGCCTGATACAGCTGTTAGTTTAGGTTCAGCTACTTTTTCAAGTATTAGTACCGCAACAGTAACTGTTTCTGCTCCAGGCTTGCCTTTTGCGTTGCCTGTAGGAACAGATGTTGCTTCAATTGCGTCTAATGGTCAAATCATTGCTTCAGGTTCTTTTGTTGCTACGGCTGCTTCTGCTGGCGCAACTACTTTTACATTGAATGCAGCTCCTGCAACTGCATTTGTTGCAAGCTCAATACTCGTATTTACTCAGTATCCTGAAGTTTTGGTTAAGTTTAACCAAGCTTTACATGGTTACTATTCCGCCACTGGCGCTTAAGGGAGATTTATAAATGGCTATTTCACGCGCACAATTATTAAAAGAGTTACTCCCAGGCTTGAACGCTTTGTTCGGTTTGGAATATGCACGATATGGTGAAGAACACAATGAAATCTACGATACAGAGACTTCAGAGCGTTCATTTGAAGAAGAAACAAAATTGTCTGGCTTCTCAGCTGCACCTGTTAAAAACGAAGGTTCTGCCATCGCTTATGACAATGCACAAGAAGCATGGACTGCTCGCTACAACCACGAAACTATTGCTT